GCGTCCAGCGATGTCAGTGCAATCCGTGCAAGTTCCATTTGTTCGCCACGGGTAAGTCCGTTATCAAGCGGATTTTTAATGAATAATTCGATACGTTCTTTGGTTATAGCGCTCATATCACTCTCCTTTGATGCGAATGCCAGTGGCGCGTGGCACATTAACTTCCACGATGCGCACTGTTGGTTTGTACATCTCAATCGCTGTCAGCCAGTCAGCTCCTGTCATGCGCTTTTCCGCATCGCCATTAGTCCACTGAACCGGTACGCCAATAGCCTTCATCGCGATTTCTATTTCCCCGGCAATGGCGCTTTTTCCGCAACCAGTAAAACCAGAAACAACGACAAGAACTTCACCTTTGGCTGGTTTTATTTCCCGTGCTTCCAGTTCTGCAATGCGCTTTTTGTCTGCTTCCCGTTCATCCAGTAGTGCCAGCACGGTTTCTGGTCCGGTCAGAAATTTGAAGGCGTTGAGCGCATCAATATCCACACCGTAATCTTTAAGTTCCTGTTCACTTAACAAATCATCATCAACTGGCAACATTAACAGGCGTTCCATTGCTGGAGTTGCACGTTCTGCCGCATCTCGCAGTGCCTGATAGTCAATTGTCATTCTCGCCATCCTTCACAGTTGTAATCACTACAGCCTTCAAAATCATATGGGCTGTACTGCCAGGTTATTTTTCCGCAATGCGGACAATTCCAACGCACCTTCCCGCTTCGCGACTTCTTTCTTCTGTTCTGCTCTTTCAACCAGTCAGGCATGACCAAACCTGCGCCCTGAACCATTGTTCTGCGGTTAAAGTTATTGATATTGAACGTCCGGCGCTTTGCTGCATCAGCAATGGAAAATGACAACCAAACTATTCCTGGTTCGTTTTTGTTGACGACGCTAAAGATGGTCGCTTTACTGAAGTCATCTGTTGGCAATCCACCGCGTTGAAGCCAGTAAACATCGTTGCCGTTCCAGCTACCTTTTTTGTAGGCCACATACTCAGTGCAATCTGACTCAATCAGGCTTTCTGTAGGGATGTACTGGCAATCAACGTGCCACACAGCCATTGCATCCACACTATCGGCACAAACAGGCTGATCGATATCTCGCCCACAATTCCAGGCTTTTTGGGCTTCTTCCAGCGTGTAAATATGAGCGCGATCGATATCAGAACTGTAACCATTGCCGTTATGGCAATGGAATGAGGCGTTATTACCCACAGTTTCACGCAAGCACATCATGTAAAAGCGGTTATTCACTGGTTGCCTCCTTTGCGAAGCTGTTCAGCAATACTTACGCATATCTCTGCGCCTCTAATCAGCCCCGGAACGTTCTTGTTTGGCCCAACTTCACCATCAACAAAATCAATCATCGCGTTACGAGCCATATCCACCCCCTGCGCACGTACTTCAGCCAGGAGAGCGTCGGTAGCTGGGGTTTCCGTGAAGTTGTCCTCCCAACCGTAGTACTCCTGACGACAGAAGTTATTAAATTCCTTCTCCGACTGTTTAAGCGCCGCATTCTCCGCTGCCAGCGCCGTGCGTTCGCTCTCCAGTTCTGCAATGCGCTGTTTTGCGGCATCAAGTTCAATCGATAATTTTTCCAACTGCTCTTTATGCTTCTTGTATTCCTGATATGCGTGCCAGGACTGACCTTTGCGCACACTATCAGTAATATCAGTAATCTGTTCTGGTGTTAGCGTGGTCAGTGGCTGTGCTGGGAAAATCAGCACTTTCCCGGAATCCCAATCAAAACCAGCGTGAATTGACTGAACCTCAACTGAGGGTGTTGAACCAATGCTGCCAGGCGAATGAACAACGATCGTTACATCCATATCGCGACGATGGCTGTGGTTGTTGGACAAAATACGATTCAACAAAATACGATTCACCAACTCAGAAAATTTGGAGAATTTCATGCGGAGCCTCAATATGCAAAATAGACCGTTGCCACGCCGTTATAGTGATCAAACGATACGGCGTTTACTTCATAACTGGCCGGGAGCTTCGAGCCAAGAACGTATCCGGGCCACGTTTTCCATGGAATTTCTCTATTCTCACTACCCCCATATACCGTACATCCAAGTGAACCTACAGCTTCATTAGAACGCGTGCCGCACGTTATGAATCCCAGATTTTGCTTACTGCTCTTAATGGTGATTGAGTGAACGCTGGCTGATGCATTAGCAGCACGCTGTGCCTGTTGGTTTGCGATATTCGCAGAGTTCGCAGCAGCTACAGCAGCCGTAGTCGCGGCGGTAGAGGCTACAATAGCTGCTGAAGCATGCACTTGTTGGATATTCACCAACAATGCCGCGACAAAAATCATCTTCTTCACTTGTCAGCTCCTTTGCGAATCTGTTCCGCCCATTCTTCAAGGGATTTCTCCGCATATTCACCGGACAGGCCATCAATCGGGTGCGGTTCATTAGCTAACTCTTCTTTCGCTGACAGAATCATGCGTGTAACGTCGAAAACTTCACGTAAAGACTTATTGATAAATCCGTGATTGAACGCAGCAGCAAGACGGCTGGCGGTATAGTTAATCCCCTCGTTGCGTGCTTCCGCACGAATTTCAGCAAGGAAAGCATCGGTGGCGGGAGTTTCGCTGTGGTGCAGGGCATCGTTGATAATCATTGCAGCAACACCAGCCTGCCCTGCATCCGTGACCGACACATGCTCAAGAGTTACGACCATTGCGTGTTTCAGCCCAGCATTCTCCGCCGCCAGCGCCGCGCACTTGGCCTCCGCTTCAGCAAATTTACGCACCAGATATTCAGCGTTTGTTTCGTTAACCTTTAAATCTCGTGGGATGCATTTACCTTTCAGAAATCCATCCATCTCAATTAGTGACATTTGTTTCATTTCTTCCCACTCCGCCACATCGCATTCAGATATTTGTTGTCATTAACAGAACCGAAACTCTTTCTCTTAAGCAATTCCTCTCTCGATGGCATTGGCTTTACGCGTTGGCGAATAATCATTTCTGCCGGAAGAATGCCGGGATTGTATGCAAGTCCTCTCATGGTAAATTCCTCAGTCATTACTGATAGCGCCATAGCGTGAGCGGTAATTACGCAGGCGCGGGTCAATTTCAGGGAAGTGGGTATATGCGGCTTTGCGGAATGGTCGGATTGATGTCTGGTAAATTCGCTCGCGTTCTTCTTTCTCTGCAAGCCATATACAGTGGCGAAATTCCTTTTCCTCTTTCGTTTCCTGCGGTAGAGACATTATTCGATCGTAGTTTTTTTTGAATTTATCCAGCACCTCCGATACGGAATTGCCGGAACAGCGGCGCGCGTCATCCGCACCATACAGAGGCGCTGGCATAATTAAATCCTTATTTTTCTAAATCAGAATGGGATGGAATCGTCGTATACAGGAGTGTTCTGCTGGTTACTACTTTGCTGCTGCGGGCCATTTCCTGAAGCTGCAAATCCAATCTTTGCATTCAGTAATTCAAGAGTGATTGATTGACCATTTTGCCCCTGATAAACATCAACCCTGATGTTTTCTCCGGTAATTTCCACAATGCCACCTTCAACAAGAACACTACGGTAGTAATCCGCTTGCGCTCCCGGCTTGGCAAATACAACGGCGCTGTAGTTTGTCCATTCTTTCTTTTTTGTCTGGCGATCGTAATACTGAACGCCAGCACGGATGTTGAATCCGATATTTTCCACGGCCTGAAACTCTCTTGCGGGCTTGTTTAGTCTTACAGTAATCGAATGTGCCATTAAGCAGCAGCTCCTTCTAATTCGTCTCGTCTGATGTTGTAAACGTCCTGCGCTTTGTGCTGCTCAGGTGTGCCTTCGAGCATCTTCCACGCTTTGGCGAACGCCTGTTTAAGCTCTTCTACGGTGTTTTTCTGCATTGCTGCGTCAGTGAATGCTTTTAGAACCTGTTCAGGTGTAGGTGATGGTTTTGATTGCTTTGCTGCTGCGTTCTGCTGATGTTTATGCTCGTCTGTATCTGCATCTTTCGCATCATCAATGCCGAACAAACCATTGAGGCAATACTTGCGTGCATAAGAGCTTGTAGCTCCCGTAACTTGTGCAGAATCCATTCCTTTCTTGCTTTCTTCCTCTCGTGCAAGAGCGGTTGCCGTATGGCTGTTTTCGCCATCGGTAATAGTTGCCGTGGCTTTCACGTAATACCGATCACCAATCAACACAACTTCATCGCTGATTGATAAAAACAGACCATTCAGTAACGGCTTAACGCCTTCAAGAATATCTTCGCAGCTTCTGTATTTATATTTACCGAATGAGTTGTACTGATTCTTTGGCGCGTTCAGATTCTCCTGAATAGCTGCCAGTCTTGCGTAAAATTCTTTGCTCATATGATTGTTCTCAGAATGGACATGGACCAAGGAAATAACGCTGATTTAATACTTCGGTCTTTGCCGCATTTAAAAAGACGCGAACACCTTCACGATCGCCCTTCTGGCGATACATTAACGCCTGCTGCGTGTACATGCGCCTCTGTAACTTGCTCTCCTTCACTGTGGTTGCAAGTGACATGAATATCTCCTTCGTTA